GTCCAGCAAGAAAGTCGATCTGAAGCAGAGCTAAGATCGACGGTGGACATCCTTGTGTTTAAGGATGACTCTCTAGCAAGATCACGCGAGTGGTCCTGACTATGAAAGTCAATGGAAAGCCTATGGTAACGTGTCATACGTTTCCGTAGGTGACGCAGTATACCCTGTTGGATATACTGATGTGCAGTTGGCTCAGCAGTGATGAGACGAGGCTTTGTGTAGTCCTTAGGGACCGCCAAGAGTCGTCCATGTACTAAGCTAGCCGAAATGTGTGGTGATTCATGAGCTATGAGCTCGTTTGCATAAGCATAGTAATCGGGGCAAAAGATTGACCCGAGCTTACTAGGCCATGAAACGAACTTATACTTATCCTCACCACGCTTAATTTCGGCTACACTGCCAGGTCCATGGCGCGGTGCAAGTTCCTCATAATCCTTTTGAAACATTTCAAGAGGAGTATGAAGGAAGTCGCAAACAAGTTGTAGAAGAGATAGCATATCATGCTCCTCTTCGTTGCTTGCGACATCTTCAAAACTGAGCCGGAACATTTCGTTCTGGAATGATGAATCATTCCAGTTTAACGATGGTGAGCGAAGCTCATCATCAGTTATGAAAAATTCCTGAACAGTTTTGTCTACAGCAGTCTGTGGGCAGTCTTTGACAGCCTTCTTGTAAAGGTAAAAGATACACCTTACAAAGAAGACATCATTGACGTCAACATCCTGTCGTAGAACACCGTCTATGTCGAACACTCTAAGGATGAGGGATTGGAAAACGAAAGTTTTCTTTTCCCAGGATCCTAGAGTTCGGGGAAGGCCCTGGAAATCCAGGACTCCAGTAACAAGGCCTCGATCGAACAGCTTTCCAACGGAAGGCATATCGACGAGGACAGTTCTGAGACCCCTGCTCCGACATAGGTTGCTAACGCGATCACAATCGCGTATAGCATGCCGTTGCTCCATTTCTTCATCGTACACATCCTTGATGAGTGCGATGAGGGGTTCTGAAGCATAAGCATGTTGCATTTGGTTCATTTAAGACCCTTTAAGTTGGGGCTGACGAACCACCTCAGCGCAATGTTAGTACGGAGAGGTCCGTGTATCGCCTACGATTCGTAGCCGACGACGGACGTCAGTACAGCATTGGTGCTCGCAGTAAGGAGCCCAGCAAGAGATGCGCCCACCTCGACGAGGGTGGCGGTATCCTGCGTTG